TGGATTTAGATAAAAATGGTGAATTTTATAAATTTCTTTCAACAAAACAAGACATAGGGTTTGATAAAACTACTTGGGAAACTAAAATTAAAGTTAAAAGATTAGATACATTTATAATAGAAAATAACATAGAACATATAAATTTAATTAAAATAGATACTCAAGGTCATGATTTAAATGTTGTTAAATCATTAGGAAATTTTATTAATATTGTAGATACTATTATGTTAGAATGTCAAATTAAAAATTTATATAAGAATAGTTTTACAAAAGATGAAATTATCTTATATATGAAAAATAATAATTTTGATTTAATTGATGTAAAAAATAATTATAATTCCTTAGTTAGTGAAATTAATTGGGAAGAAAATTTAACATTTAAAAATAATAAAATATGAAAATAGGTTTTTGTGGAACAATGAGTGTAGGAAAAACTACATTAGTAAATGCTTTAAAAAAATTACCTGAATTTAAAGATTATACTTTTAGAACAGAACGTTCAAAGTATCTTATGGAAATGGGTATACCCTTGAATACAGATTCAACTTTAAAAGGACAATTAGTATTTGCTTCTGAAAGAGCAAGTGAATTAATGCAAAAAAATATCATCACAGATAGAACAATAATTGATGTTATGGCGTTTAATGCTTTATCCAAATCAATGACAGCTACTGAATCATATTTTTTAAATCATACGTTAGAATGTTTAGTTAATGATTATGATTATTTATTTTATATATCTCCTGAAGGTGTAGAAATTGAAGATAATGGTGTTAGAGAAACAAATAAAACATATAGAGATAATATAAATAAAAAAATACTAGAAATTTTAGATAGTAGAGTAGATAAATATATTTCTATAAGAGGTACTGTAGAGGAGCGAGTAAAACAAATTAAACAAACAATTTTTTCGTAATATTTATAATAAAACATTTAATAATGAAAAAATCTGATTTAAAAACATCTATTAAAAACGAAATAATTGAAATATTATCTGAAGCAACTCCTGAAGAAATAGACGCACAAAAGGAATTAAATGCTGAGTTAGAAAAAACTAAAGAACTTCAGGATGACTTAGTATCTGAAGATGAAGAACCTACAAAAGCACAGTTAAAGGGTGCATCTAAAGATTCAGTTGCTACTATAGCTAATAAATTACAACAAACAACTAAAGAAATGAAATCTACTGTTAATAAGTGGAAATCATCAGAGGGTGAAGAAAAACAAAAATTAAGAGATAAATTATTGAAACTAACAAATATTAAAAAAGAGTTAGAATCAATGTTATAAAAACTATTGTTATGAATAAATTATGGAAATTGTTACTCGCAATTGGTGGAATCATTGGGGGCATGTTACTAGTATCTAGTAAGAAAAAATCAACTTATAAAAATGATTTAAAAGAAAATAAGGATAAAATAAAAGAAGTCCAAAAAAAGAAAAATGAAGTAAATAAAGCAAGGAAAAAAACTAAAGCTAATATTAAAAAAACTTCAAAAAAAATAACTTCAACTAAATCAAAAGTTAAAT